TGTCTTTTCCCTCCCCCGGAAATTCAAAATATTTTTTTTGGCTGGATAGCTCGACGGAGCGAAAGCGGAAAGCCTTGCCGTTTCCAGCCTTAAACAAGGCGCAAAACACGGAAGGCGGTGTGAACAAATGGAAGTCATCACGTTGAGCATCGACGCGCTGAAGCCGGATCCTAACAACGCGAAGGAACACCCGGCCTGGCAAGTCGAACAGATCAAGGCGAGCATCGAATCGTTCGGCAATTTGGATCCCATCGGCATCTGGGGCGATGATAACATCATCGTCGAAGGGCATGGCCGCTGGATGGCCCTGAAGGAACTCGGCTATAGAGAAGTGGAGTGCATCCGCCTCGACTGGCTGAGCGACGAAGAGCGCAAAGCGTACGCGCTGGCCCACAACAAGCTGACGATGAACAGCGGCTTCGACTGGGATGCGCTGAAGATCAACATGGACGCGATCAAAGAGATCGACATGAGCCTTTTTGGTTTTAAGGGTCAGGGCAATGGCTCGGGCTCCGGCGACTGGTTTGAAGACCGCGAGAAGTGGGACGGTGAAGATCAGGAAGGAAACGAAGATTATAACGCCTTCCTCGACAAGTTCGAAGCGAAGAAGACAACGGATGATTGCTACACGCCTGACAACATTTACGAGGTTGTGGCTGAGTACGTTGCGACAAAGTACAAGAAAAAGCCGAGCAATTTCGTCCGCCCGTTTTATCCTGGCGGCGACTATCAGGCCGAGAAGTACAAAAAGGGCGCCGTGGTTGTAGATAACCCACCCTTCAGCATTTTGGCCGAGATCGTCGACTTTTACATCGAGCGCGGCATCAGCTTCTTCCTGTTTTGTCCGGCGCTTGTGGCGATGAACTACGTCACCCGGGAAACGTGTGCGGCCCTGGTCGCTCATATCGGGATAACATACGAAAACGGCGCACAGGTCAACACGTCATTCCTGACGAATCTGGAAGGCGCTGACGTTATCGCTTTTACTGATCCGGACTTCGCGGACAAGATCGAAGCGGTGAACGATGAAAATGAAAAGGCGCTGCACAAGAACCTTCCGAAGTACGAATACCCGGATGAAGTTCTCACGGCGGCCAAACTGGGATGGCTTAGCAAGTACGGCCAGAAGATCGAGATCAAAAGAAGCCAAGCGCTTTATATACGAGCGCTTGACGCTCAAAAGGAAACAGGCGGCGGAATATATGGAGGCGCCTTGCTTTTGAGCGAGCGGGCAGCCGCAGAGCGGGCAGCCGCAGAGCGGGCAGCCGCAGAGCGGGCAGCCGCAGAGCGGGCAGCCGCTACAAAATGGAAATTATCAGAACGGGAGCGGGAGATCGTAAAAGGGCTGGGTGATGAAAATGGCAAAGCCTAAGACGACAAAAAAGACAACGGCAACGACTTCGAAAGCGAAGACATCAAAAAAGACAACTACGGCCAAAAAGGCCCCCGCAACCAAAACAAAGCCGAAGACGGCAAAGAAAACGACAACTAAAAAGAAGCCCGCACCGCTCCAGATGCTTCCGCCAAAATCAAAAGCGGAAGAAATGTGTGAGCATGTGACTTCTGACATCAAGCCCCAGGCGGTTACACTTGCGAACGCGGTGCTGACCATCCAGGCAAAGATCGAGCAGCAGATCCCGATTTATAGGGAAATGCCGCTCGCGCAACAGGTAACAGTCGGTACCGGTGAGAGGATGCTGAGGGCTAACCCGGCGACCCAGGAGTTCAGGGCGACCGTGCGAGACTATGCCACAGCATTAAATTGCTTGAACGAAATACTGACAGAGAAAAAAGCACCATCAGAAGGGTCGCCGCTCGACGAGCTTCGCAACCGCTTCGGGATGGGATAAATGAACGGGAAGACAGTGCCGAGAATTTGGACGCGACCGCTCAGGAAGCTGACAAAGAACACCAGCCTCGGCTTCGCGTGCGTCGAGTACGCGGAGACAATACTCGGCAAGAATTTATTCCCGTGGCAAAAATGGGCGATAGTCCACGCCCTTGAAATAGTGGGCGACCTGAAGACGAGCTGGCACTTCCGTTTCCGTGTCATCGTCTTCCTTATATCGAGACAAAACGGCAAGACGGTCCTGTCTGAAGTCATCGCGTCGTTCTTCATGAACGTCCTACAAGTCGAGAGCATCTTCGGGACTTCGCTGTCTATGGAAAAGGCGGAAGAAGTCTGGGAGGCGGTCATCGCTGACCAGGAAGACAATGCAGCACTTGCGGAACAGATCGACACGATCGCCAGAAGGAACGGCGGCAAGAAGCTGACGCTGAAGGGTGGCCGGACTTATAAGGTCGGCGCTCCGACAAGAAGAGCCGGAAGAGGCGATTCGAACGACCTGGTCATGCTCGACGAGGTCCGTGAACATCGCGACTGGTCAACATGGGCGGCCGCGATCGCATCAACGAACGCGAAGCCGAACGGCGTCATTATTTGCTTCAGCAACGCGGGCGACCCTGAAAGCGTTGTCCTCAGACAGCTGAGGTCGACGGCCATCGCCGCTATCGAAGGAACGGATGCGGCTGACTATGGCGGCGAGGTCGATGCGGACACGCTCGGCCTATTTGAATGGTCGGCTCCGGATGGAGCGGACAAGGATGACATGAAGGCACTGGCTCAGGCGAACCCGGCTCTCGGGTATGGCTCAATCACTGAGCGCGCCCTGGCGGCTTGCCGTGCAACCATGACGGACTTGGACTTCCGCAGCGAGTGCATGTGCCAACAGGTCGAGACAATACTCCCCGAACCATTCCCGCAAGGGGCATGGCTCGGAGGCAAAGACCCGGACAGCTACATCCGCGAGGACAGCGAGCTGTTCTGGGGCATAGACATGTCACAGGATCGCCGCTGGACGGTGATCGCTGTATGCGGACTTCGAGAAGATGGCAACTATCACATCGAGCTGGTCGAAAGACGGATCGGGACGGAGTGGGCTATCAAATGGTTCGAAGCCCGTGCGCCGAAATACGGCGAAATGAAGCTGGCCTTCCAGGAGCGGGGCGCACCCGTCTCAGGACTGGCCGAACAAATATGCACGATCGAGGGCATCACACGAATGGCACAAGGCGGTCCGGACCTCAGCGCGGGATGGAACCGCTTTTTTGATGCCGTTGCAGCGTGCTCACCTGAAGATCATCGGGGCGGAGTCAAGGTATATCACCTTCCGCAGCCGGCACTTGATACACCGGGAAGGACTTGCCAGCTCAGGAACCTGGGCGGCGGCATCATGCTCCCGGACAGGGTAAAAAGCCCGGACGACATCGCTCCGCTCATGGCTTGCGCTATGGCGTACGCCGGAGCAACGCAGATAACAAAGCAAAAGAAGGTCTACGAATCGAGCTACGCATCGGGGGCGGACCTTGTTTTTGTCTAAAACAAAAAGGAGGTAGCGGCAAAGATGCCTAACTTCATCAAGAGCATCGCAGAACGCTGGCGACTTGTTAGCGCTCCGTACGTCTATTACATCAATATGGGCGGCGACGCAGCGACACAGGTCGGAAACTTATCCGCGTGCGAATTGTACCAAACACAGGACAACCTTCGCGCCGTGGTCGACTTCTTAGCGAACAGCCTCGCGCAGCTTCCGCTTGAAGTCTACACCCGCGAGAGTGAAACAGTCCGGAATAGGGACCGCACCAGCGATGCAGCTTTGACATTATGGCGACCGAACGACTACATGACACAGTTCGAATTTATCCGCGGACTTGTTGAAGAGTATGACGTTTTCGGCTGCGTTTATGTTTGGGTCACACCTGACGCGAACGCAGACAGCGGGACATCGCTCCACATCATCCCGTCGCTTTGGGTCATCAAGGAAGTCGATGCGTCACCGTATAAGCCGAAGGCGATCCGCGTTTGCTCAAGAACAGGCACGACGGCCGTCGACATCCCGTTCGAAGAGGTCGTTCAGTTCAAGACATACAGCCCCGGACATCCGGGCGGCTATTTATCGCCGATCAGTTCACTGCGGCAGACTCTCCTGGAGCAGATCGAAGCGGGCAAGTTCAGGCGCCAGCTTTGGAGATCATCCGGAAGGCTGAACGCTCAGATCATCAGGCCGAAAGACGTGCAGCCGATGAAACCCGAACAGCGCAAGGCCTTCATCGAAAACTTCCGCGAAGCATGGAGCTCAGACGGAAGCAAGGCGGGCAAAATCCCGCTCATGGAAGACGGCATGGAGATCAAGCCCTTCCAGACTTCGTTCAAGGAGAGCGAATGGGCTTCGTCCGTGAAATTATCACGCGAAAGCGTCGCAGCTGCGTACGGCGTCAACCCGTCTCTAATCTGGCACAGCGACACACAGACATACGCCAGCGCAAAGGATAATGCCCGCGCGTTGTATGCCGACTGTCTGGGTCCGGTCATCCAGATGATACAGCAGCGTATCAACGCCTTTTTGCTTCCGATGCTCGGAGCGAAGCCCGGCACTTATGTCGAGTTTGACCTCACGGAAAAGCTGAAGGGCTCGTTCGAAGAACGCGCCGGCATCTATCAGAGCGCCGTCGGCGGTCCTTATATGACCAGAGACGAAGCCCGTGCCGAGCTTAACCTTCCGCCATTACCTGACGGCCAGGGCGCGCAGATCATCACACCGCTCAATGTTACGGAAGGCGGTCAGGCAAGCCCGCAAGATACTCAGGGCGATGCGTACGACTACCCCGGCGAAGATAACCAGGCGAAAGAAGCCGAGCGCGAGAAACTGTTCAGCGAATGGCTCAGGGAACAGATGAACAAAAAAGAACTCGAAAAATGCAAGTGCGAAGCGTGCAAAGATGCGGAAGAGCTCCGCATAAAGGGCAAGAGCACCAAAGAAGACAATAAGAAAGTCGAAGACGTGCTCACTGAGTTCTTCAAACGTCAGGCCAGAAGCGTCATCCCGAAGATCGGGGCGGACCCGGAGGACTTCTGGGATGCAGAACGATGGAACAAGGAACTGGCCGAAGACCTCGAACCCGTTCTGACGTCGATCGCGAACACGCACGGCAAGGCCGCAGCTGAGGAACTCGGATCCGAATACGTCACGGAACTGACCGCGAACTATTTGACTTCAGCTTCGGAAGCAAGGGCGAAGAACATCAACGCTTCGACCTTGAAGAAGATACAGAAGGACTTGGAAAACGAAGAACCTGACACGGCTCACGTCTTCGAGGTCAGGGCGAACACTTCGGACGTCCTGGCAAGATCGGCGGCGGGTGCCATTGCTTCCTTCGCTATCCAGGAAGCAGCGCATCAGGCGATCAGCGACGGCGCCCCCAGCGTGGTCGGCAAGATCGTCGAGAAGGAATGGGTCACGGGTCCGAACGCAAGACCATCACATGAAGCAATGAACGGCGAGCGCGTCCCGCTCGATGCCGACTTCAGCAACGGCCAGCACTGGCCGGGCGAAGACACGGGCGACCCGGACGAGAGCTGCGGCTGTAATTGCACAACCGAAGTGGTTATCACAACAGGAGGCTAAGACATGGCACTGAAATACAAAACAATAGAGCTCAAGCTCAAAGATGAAGACACCGGCCTCGTAGCCGGTTTTTTTAGCACTTACGACGAAGAGCCTGACAGTTATGGCGACATCGTAGCGCCCGGCGCGTTCACGGAGACCATCAAGAAGCGCAAAGAATCGGGTCACCCGTTTCCGCTTTGCTTCAATCATGACTTCAACGCGATCATCGGCGCGATCGACATGGAAACGATCGAGGACACGGAAAAGGGTCCATACATTGAGGGCCACTTGCTCGACACGGGACTGGCTCAGGACGTTCGCAAGATGCTCAAGTCTGGAGCGCTTTATCAGTTCAGCTTCTGTTATGAGGTTCTTGGCTGGGAGGAACCCACAAAGGAACAGAAAGCGAAGGGCATCTGGAACGTTCTTACAAAATTGGAGGTTTTCGAAATCTCCGTGGTCACGGTACCCGCTAACCAGAATGCGGTCGTCACTGACGTGAAGAGCGGCAAGCGCAACAGCAAGGCTGACGAAGAAATTATCCGCGACAGCATCAGGGAACTCGGCAAGACGGTCGAAGACCTGAACGAAGCAATCGCATCCATTTACACACGTATCGAAGCACTTCGCTCATTACTGGACGAAGGTGCCGGAGATAACCCCGACGAAGGAAACGCTGACAACGAAAAGGCGGCACCCGAAGGCAACGCACCCGCGGAGGACCAGACAGGCGCATGCAATTCAGCGAAGGCCGCACACCTTCTCGACATCATCAAAAACATGACAAAGGAGACATAACCATGAAACTGAAGGAAATGCTCGCAGCAAAGAAGAAGGAGCTCGCAGAGCTCGCACCCGCCCTCAAGTCTGAGGACGTTGCAACTGAAACACTCGAAAAGGCTCAGGCCCTCGTTGCTGAGATCGCAGAGCTCGAAGGCAAGCTCGCAAAGGCAAACGAAGCAGCTGGCATTCTTGCCCAGATCGGCACAGAAGAGGAAGGCAACACCGAGACAAAGAAGTCTGCCATCCAGGAGCTTGCTGAAAAGGCTCGCACAATGACAGACAAGAAGGCCGGCGCTTCTATTCACCTGAAGGCAGCGACCGACGTTGTCACATCCGTCCAGATTGCTGACGTCGACAGAAGCATCGCGCCTCAGCCCAGAAGAAACCCGATCGCTGACTATTTCACCGTCGCAACGATCAGCGGCACAGCCATCACATACTTCCTCCAGGGAGCATACGAAGGCACACCCGCAGCAGTAGCAGAAGGCGCAAAGAAGCCCCAGAACTCCACGAGCTTCGATCCCGTCACACTTGCGCTCACTAAGATCGCCGCATATATCAAGGAGACAGACGAGATCCTGTACGATGAACCCTTCCTGGCTTCTGAAGTTCAGAACTCACTTGTCTTCCAGCTCGGCAAGGTCGAGGATGCGGCTATCATCAACGCAATCCAGGGAACAACCGGCATCGGTGCCGAGACTTATGACGGCACAACCGTCACATTCGCAGACGGAATCCTGAAGGCTATCCAGAAGGTTAAGAGCGACAGCGCTTACGATGCTTCCATCGTTATCCTTAACCCCGCTGACGTCTTCGCATTGCTCACGTCTAAGGATGCCAACAAGCAGTATTACGGCGGCGGATATTTTGCCGGCGCTTATGGCAATGGCGGCTTCCAGCTTCCCGGCTCCATCTGGGGCGTGCAGATCTATGCTTCCTCAGAGATCACACAGGGCCAGGCACTCGTTGCAGCACGTGAGGCTGTAAAGATTTGGAAGAAGGGCGGCCTCGACATCAGGCTTTATGAGCAGAACGAGGATGATGCGATTTACAACCGCGTCACGCTCCTTGCAGAGCAGCGCCTTGCTTGCGCAGTCGTTGACCTGAAGGGCGTAGTCCTTCTCGCAGAAGACGAAGGCGAGTAATAAGTGAAGGGGACCGCTTCGGCGGCCCCCTCATTTTGTCATTTTAACGAAGGGAGGCATGCACCCGATGAAGATATACGAGATCAACGGCCGCAAGGTGTGGCTCGACAAGGCTCCGGAAGGTTACAAAGAACCGGCAAAGGAACAGCCGAAGAAATACGAAGAGCCAAAGATCGAACCCGTAGAGGCTGAAGAACCCGAGACAAAGGCAAAGCCCGCGCCGGTCAACAAGGCAAAAAAGGCGCCGAGCAATAAAGCAAGGAAGGCGGGAAGGAATAAATGAGCGAATTCGATCATCCGAACGTTACACCGTACGGCTACACGCTGGACGCGGAAACACTTCCGGACTTCATAACGACCACTGAGTTTGACAGCTTCACGGCCAACAAGTTCAAGAACGACGTGAGAATCGCGGCAAACATCCCGAGCGCTTCGGAGGCTATCCGCAACTATTGCGGCTGGCATATCAGTCCGAACCTTGTGTGTGGTGTGAACTATCGCATCTGGGACCTTCGTGATGCTTTTGTCGGATCCGATTTGCTCGTTCAGCTCCCGGCGACATATGTCACGGGCATTACGAAGATCATCGTGGACGCGGTCCTGAATTCTTCGACAGGCGAATACGAAGGCGAAGAACTGACGGACTACGACCTCAGCACGAACGGCACGCTCCGCATCTATGACGTGGGCGCACGCGACAAAAAGTGCCGCATCTTCATCAAGTACACGGCTGGCTTCCCGAATGACAAGATCGCAGCGATCAAAGAGCTCACGGCTGACCGTGTCACTCACGCGGTCGCTAACCCGTACGGCGTCAACTCGGAGGCTGCGGGCGGCGTTTCCATATCTTACAGCGGAACGTGGGCCGGCAACACCAGCGCGACAGCACTGGCTAACGATGCGCGCGAAGTGCTCGATGCCTACAAGGTAGGGGGTGTGTTCTGATGCTCCCATCATTTTGCAAGGACACGATCATCCGCATCCGACCAGGTTCGAAAGAATCACGCGGCTCAACTATCCCGGACTGGGACCCGGCAAAAATCGACAAGCTGACCATCCCGATGTGCTCAGTGCAGCCCGTTGCGACACAGCTGTCACAGGACGGGCGAGTTCTGGGCGTGAATGAACAGCTGACGGCATACGTGCCGGAAGGCTCCGACATTATCGAGGGCGACCACATCGAATACGATGGCGTGGTTTACACGATAAACGGCAAGCCGAAGAAGTGGACCGGGGCGGTGAACCTTTCGCACATACAGCTGAACCTGATCGTCTGGGAGGGCTGAAACATGTCAGACACTCGCATCGAATTCAACTCGGACGGCTTCCGTCAGATTTTACTGTCTGAAGGATGCCATGAACTTGTTCAGAAAACCGCTGACAGCATCGCCGAAAAGGCGAACGCGAACGCGGGAGCCGAAGGGTTCAAGGCCTCGACACAAGTCGGAGGCTATGGCGGCGGCCGATGGGTTGGCTTCGTGTCAGCAACAGACAAAGAAACAATGGCGGCCGAATCTGAAAACGCCGCACTAACGAGGGCATTATCATGAACATTTTGAGACAGGTCGACATCGAAAACGAGGTGCGCATGGCACTCGTGGACTACTTCGAGGCTTATTGCCCGCCGCTTCCGGAAGATTATGGCCTTCCTTGTGTTTTGGTGGAACAGACCGGCGGAGGCGAATCGAATCAGATCGACACCTTCCAGGTCCGCCTTTCGTGTAGAGCGGAAACAAACGAAGAAGCAAGCGAAACACTTCGCAACGCGCTCGGCGTTCTTCAGGCACAAGCTGAAGCGCAACATGGCGCCATTCGTCACGTGTCGCTTAATAGTCTGGCGAGCTGGGGGAACGACCCGGTCCGTCCCGACTTAAAACTATGCACAGCGCTGGTCCTTGTGGTCGCGCATCCCGAATCGTTCGAAATTACTCATTAACAGGAGGCTTTAGCTTATGACAAACAACGTAAATCTGGGCATCGGTATGGCGACCGGTATGTTTTACACGGCTCCCGCCGGCACAGCGCTTCCGGCATATCCCGGCGAAGAGCTCGGCGCAGACTGGGTCGAGGCCGGTGCCGTAACAGCTGACGGAATCACGTGGAGCACAGGCAAGGACAGCGAACCACTCCGCAACTGGGCGAAGGAGATCGAGAGACTGATCGCTTCAGAAGAGGGCGGATCCGTACAGTCGCCCTTGATGTATACAACAGAAAAAACGCTGAAGCTCATCTTCGGCGATGATAATGTCACGGTGACACCCGCAGACGCTACGCACGGCAAGATCGTCAGCGTCACAGTCGCGCCCGGAGTTTCCGCCGAGCCTCGCGCTTTCCTTTTCCTCATGAAGGACGGCGAAGACCTCATGATGCTCGGAACACCGAAGGGCGTTGTCCGCGAGGTTGATGACATTGCGCTCAGCCCCACAGAAGCAATCACATGGAACGCGACCATCGAGGCCGCTTCCTGGACGTTTGCAAAGAACGACGGACAGACAGTCTAAACGGAGGAAAACACCATGCCTTATCAACTTACACCCAAAGACGCGAAATACTTGACCCTTGAGATCGAGGGCAAACAGTACAACATCCCGCTGGCTAATTCCCTGAAGATCAAAAAGATCAGGGCGGTCATGAAGATCACAAAGCTCCCTGAAGAAGATCAGATCGAGCCGATGGTCGAATTCTTCGCCGAGTATATCCCACAGGAGATACTTGACGAAATGCTCATGGACGACCTTCTGGAGATCATCCACATGTGGAAACAGGCATGTGAAGCGGTCAGCGGGTTGACGGTGGGGGAATAGCAAGCCTCGCGGAGTTCGCAAACGAACACGCCGAGGCTTTAAGCTATGACCTTTTAACGCGTACGCATTACCAACTTGAAGACGTGGGGGGAGCCCTGACATGGGGCTCCCTCCGCGCTTTTATTGCAAACCTGGGAACCGACAGCGCACTGGCCCGGAGTATGGAGAAGTCGACAGGGTGGGAGAACACACTGAAGACGAACGCAATCCTGGCGGATATTTTCGACATGCTCCAACAGATCAACAACAACCTTGTAGCGCTGGGTTCAAAGGGCAAACAACATCCGAAAGTAAAACCCTACCCGAGACCGGGCAAGGATAAAGATAAAAAGCGGAAGCTGGGATCCGGCCCGATGCCGGTGGCTCAGCTTCGCGAATGGATAAAGGGGAAGCAACATGGCAAACGGTGAACACATTGAAGTCGCTAAGGCCTTCGTGACCATTGTCCCCTCACTGGAGGGCTCGCAGAAGATCATATCCGAAGAGCTGGGCGCATCTACTGACGCAGCGGCAAAGGATGCCGGTGAAAAGTCAGGCAAAACGCTCGGCGAAGGTGTAGCGGCCGGACTGAAGGCGACGGCTACGGTCATCGCTGCGGCTATGGCTGCGGCAACAGCTGCGGCGGTTGCTACCGGCAAGGCGTTCATCAGCGCAGCCAACGACGTCGCCGAGTACGGCGACACAGTCGACAAAGAGAGCCAGAAGATGAACATGAGCGCCGAAGGCTATCAGACCTGGGCGTTCATCCTTGAACACGCCGGCGCATCTATTGACGGCATGAAGACCGCCATGAAGAAGCTGACGATCGCAGCTGAAGAGAACAATGACGCATTTGCGGCACTGGGAATCAGCCAGGAACAGCTGGCGGAAATGTCACCGGAAGAAACATGGAACGCAACCATCGCAGCCTTGCAGAATGTAGCAGACGAAGGCGAACGCACAGCGCTCGCGAATGAATTGCTCGGCAAGGGTGCCGTGGAGCTTGCGCCCCTTTTCAATATGACAGCCGAAGAGACCGAAGAACTGAAGACACAGGTCAAGGACCTCGGAGGCATTATGTCGGACGACGCCGTCAAAGCGGCCGCCGAATACGAAGACGAGCTTCAGAACATGAAGGTCAGCCTGAAGGGCGTGAAGAACAGCATCATGTCTCAATTCCTTCCGGGGATGTCTTCCGTCATGAAGGGCTTGTCGATGGTATTCTCAGGCCAGGGCGGACTTGAAGAGATAAAAACCGGGCTCGATAGCATCATCAGCCAGATCACAACGCTGGCGCCGACCTTCCTCGAACTGGCGAGCGTCATCGTCATGAGTTTGCTCGATGCGTTTGGCCCGATGCTTCCGGGGCTATTGAGCGGACTTTTCGGCTTCCTGAATGAAGCGCTGGTCAGTCTCGTGGCACTCGTACCGACGCTACTTCCGGTAATAACTTCGGCCGTCACGAGCTTGCTCCAGATAGTCTTCCAGTGCTTGCCCTTGATAACGTCGAGCCTTCTGACTTTGGTCACTGACCTGGCGACGTGGCTCGCATCCGGGGACAACGTGAAGACATTCTCGAACGGCATCGTGTCGCTCGTGACCTCGATCGTCAAACAGATCGGCATTGTCCTCCCGGTATTACTTCCGGCCATCGTCTCAATCATCAGCCAGGTGGCCACAACGATCACAACGCCAGAAAATATCGCGCTCATTCTCGACGCGGTCCTTTTGGTCATCGGCGCGGTTATCATGGCCCTGGCGAATTCAGTCCCGGAATTTATCGAGTATTATGTCGGACTTGCCACGAACATCAAGAACACCATCATGGAGTTCTTCAACTGGGTCAGCCCGTACCTCAGCCAGGCATGGAACGCGATCAGCGCGACCGTAAGCGGCTGGGTCAGCTCGTTCAAGAGCTCAATAACAAACGGGTTTAACACAGTAAAAAACACAATCACAAACTGGGCGAACTCAGTGAAGGCGACCATCTTCGGATGGATAACGGGGATCCAGACCAGTTTCACCAGCTGGCTGAATAACCTGAAGACCGGCTTCTCGATAGCGTTCGCAAGCATCCAGCAAAAAGTCACGCAGATCGTCGCGGGCATCCAGGGCTTCGTTCAGAACGCCATCGGCATCCTTCAGGGACTCCCGAGCGCAGCGGTTAGCATGGGCCAGGACCTCATAAAAGGCTTGTGGAACGGCATCAGCGACAAAGTCGACTGGGTCATCGAGAAAATCAAGGGGCTCGGCAATAAGATCATCAACGCGATCAAGAAGCAATTCGGAATCGCATCACCGTCGAAAGTCTTCGCCGAGATCGGTGACTTCATGGCTCAGGGCTTAGGCGTCGGCTGGGAAGACGGCATCGATGACGTCCAGACTGACATGCAAGGCGTAGCGGATGGCCTGACGGCAACTATGACGGCGGACATCAGCTCGAACGTCGGAGGCCGTGCGGCTGACATCGAGGAAACTACATACAACGGCGGAGCAACAACGATAAACGTCTACGGCGCGGAAGGTCAGGACGAGAACGAGCTCGCCCAGATCATCGCAGAAAAGCTGGAAGACATGAAGCGAAGCAAGGAGGCTGTATATGCCTAATTTGTTTAATTTTGGAACTAACAAGCAAGGCTTGATAGTTTTCGGGGGTGAGACCTCGGTCGATTATGGCATGGTGGTCGCCGAGGCTCCCGCCTTTGAACGGTCAAAAAGAAAGCAGACCATCTACAACGTGCCGGGCCGGAATGGCGCGGTCATCTTCCAGCAAGATGCCTGGGAAGATGTCCCGCGCTCGTATCGCGTCTGGCTCGCAAAAGACAGAAGCGACACGGAACTCGCACAGCTCGTGGATGCCTTTGAGGCATGGCTCAATTCGCTGACAGGCTACCAGCGATTAGAGGATAATTTCGAGCCCGATGTCTTCCGCCTGGCATATTATTCGGGCGGCATCGGCTTCAGTAACAAGCTCATGCAAGCCGGAGAAGCGACCATCACCTTCACGTGCAGAGCTGAGCGCTTCCTGAAGAGCGGCGAACAAGTCATTGAAATCGAGGACGGATCCCAGTTATTCAACGGGACCCGCTTCGCGAGCAAGCCGTTCATTCATATCGAAGGCAGCGGAGCGGTCACGCTGACGATCAACGGCGTGACTATTTCGGCCAACCTCACGGACTATATCAACATCGACTGCGAAACGATGAACGCATACAGGCAGCCGACGCAGAACATGAACAACCAGATCGCCGGGACATTCCCGACGATAGCACCGGGAGAAAACGCGGTGAACATCACAGGAACGGTTATAAAGGCAACCGTTATCCCGCGCTTCTTCACTATTTAACGAGGTAAAGCATGGTACCGGTTTTATATAAGACAATTACAGAAGGAACGGTCCCAACGCATTACGGCATCGGCGCGCTCGCGGACTGTCTCAGCTGCGAAGTCACTGAACAGCGCAACGGCTCCTACGAGCTGGCAATGGTTTACACGGCCAAAGGCATACACGCCGAAGACATCGAAGTGAACAGCTTCATCAAGGCAAAGCCCAACTTCATGGACGAGCCTCAGCTTTTCCGCATCTACAAGGTCGGGAAGGTAATGAATGGCCGCTTTACTGTCAGCGCTCGCCATATCTCGTACGATTTGAGCGGCAAGGTCATCACAGGCGGCTCCGCAAGCTCGTGTGTGGCCGCGTGTGCGCTTCTGTCATCCTCGGCGGGTAATTTCATCATTTCGACCGACAAAGAGCTGGCGGGCGCGTTCAGCGTGTCACAGCCGTCGTCGGTTCGCTCATGGTTCGGAGGCAAACAGGGCAGCATCCTCGACGTCTTCGGTCCGGGCGAATGGAAATATGACAACTACACGGCGCGCTTCATGGCTCACCGCGGTGATAATAGGGGCGTGACTATCCGCTACGGGAAGAACCTGACAGAACTCAGCCAGGAGCTCGACATGAGCAACCTCGTGACGGGCATTTATCCGTTTTATATAGACCCGAACGGGAACCAGACGGTCGGCGCCAGGGTTGCCACTGATTTGACCCTTGACGTCGTTCGCGACATTGCCATCGACTTTTCGTCCGACGTAGACCCGGAAAGCTCCACGCCGATCGCTGACCAGCTGGATGCACTCGCGAACAAATACATCCAGAACAACAATCTGACAACGATCAGCAACAGCATCACGCTGAACTTCGTGCAGATGAAAGACATCACGGAGCGCGTGGACTTATGCGACACGGTCAACATATACTTCGAGGCTTTAGGCATTACAGCCAGCGCGAAGTGCGTCGCTACCACGTGGGACGTGTTAGAAGACAGATACACGAAGACAACGTTCGGGGATGCCCGGACGAATATTGCCGACACGATCGCGGCCAACTCGATGGACCTGGCCAAAACGCCGACGCGCGCGGAAATGAACGCAGCAACGCAGCTAATCACTGGCAACCTCGGAGGCTATGTCGTTCTGGATGACAGTGACAACGACGGAAAGCCTGACCAGATTTTAATAATGAACACGGACGACAAGAATACGGCGACGGAAGTCTGGCGCTGGAATAAGTCCGGTCTGGGTTATAGCTCGCACGGTTACAATGGGCCGTACGAACTCGCCATGACTTCCGCGGGTGAGATCAATGCGGACTTCCTGAAGGTCGGGGTCATCCAGGACCAGCAAGGCAACTCCACGATCAACATGACGACCGGCGCGGCAATCCTGAACGAGCTGAAGGCAAAGAGGATCCTCACCCTTGTCGATGCGAACGGGGTAAACCGTGGCCACTTCTCGTACACGATACAGACCGGCGCAGCCATGATGCTCCGAGAGCCGAGCGGACAGGCTACCGTCTCGATCGTTGCAGGTACATCGAACGACTCGTCCATCCTGCTCATGCGTTCAAATGGCACGCTGGGCGTCGATATTAGCTCGCATGGCCTTCTGGGAGGCTATGCAACATTTTACGATATTAACAACAAGCCGCGAATTCAGATGGACCCCGTCGTCGGCATAAGGGTCAATAATGCGAGTCGAAATATCGTACTGATAGGAGCCGCTGCCGACAGTGGCGGTTCCATAGGCATTTATAACTCAAGCGGGACACAGGTCGGCGCGTTCATGTCTATCAGCAGCGCCGGGTACATGTCCGTCAGCAACAGCTCGGGGACGCAGACCATCTACGGAGACGGCTCGACGGGCTCCCTCACATGTGCCTCCTTGCATCAGACCTCGTCGAGGAAGGTGAAGAAGAACATCAAACCGATCGCGGACGCAAGCAAGATCCTCGAACTTGAAGCGGTTAGTTTTGACTATAAAGACGAAGCCAACGGGACGGACAAGCGCGGCTTTATAGCTGAAGACGTTGCAAAGGTGCTCCCGAACCTGGTCACACCGGAAGAAGATGGAAGACCGGCATCGCTGGACTACATCGGCATGGTCCCATATCTTCAGGCGATCATCAAAGAACAGAACAAGCGCATCGAAGCGCTCGAAGACAAAATCAACAAGATGGAGGGCTAAAACATGGAAGTGATTAAACTGAACCTCATACCGAACGGGGCCAGCCCGGTTGCGCACGCTTCCCAGTATGACGAAGGGCGCCGCTTCCGCTGCGACCTTTTCGAAGGCGCAGAGCTTTACACGCTCGACGGCACTGAAGTCCTGGAGTGCGACATCAAGAAGCCGGACGGTAACATTGTCACGGTTGCGGTGACTAACACTTCGGACAGTTATATCGTAGTGGAAACAACGCTGCAAATGTGCGCATGTGCCGGCAACAGCTTCGGCGAGATCAAGATCACCAAAGGCGCGAAAGTTATCGGCACGCTGAACTTCATCCTGGCGGTCGAACGTTCACCACTCGAAGGCGGAATCGAATCAGACAGCGGCATCCATAACCTCCAGGAACAGATCGGCGAGGCCGTCGCTGAACAGTACAGCGGCGAGAACGTCGTCTTCGACAGCACGCCGACCGCCGACCACGGTGTAGGCTTTGCAGTGACCTCCGAAGGTGTGAAGAACTACGTCGATGCCGCGATTGCAACGCTCACCATCCCGGAAGAGCTCGACGACCTTCAGGACGTTGAGATCACAAGCCCGACCGCTGGCCAGATAATCGAATACGATGACGACGGCAAATGGAAAAACGTGGCCAACCCAGCAAGCACGACCAACTTCGGCGCGCCTTATGACGAGAACGCGACGTACAACGTCCCGAGCCTCGTCATCGAGAACAACCTGCTTTACAAGCTGAACGCGGGCGAGGTTAACGTCACTGGTCCCTTCGACCCTACGAAGTGGACGCAGACGAGCCTGGCGGAGCTGACGGCTGAGGACTTCCCGCTCAGCTCCACAGACCCGACCCCCACGGCCAAGGCAATAGGCGATCCCTTGCAACTTACGACCGATGCTAACGATTTAGTCGATGCGGTGAATGAGGTGAACTCGGCATATCCAACGGCAATAAACAACAATTTTAAAAGAGCGTCTACCGCTTGGGGTACTTCTGTTACATTACCCGTTGACCGAAATCATTTTATTGTTCTTGCCAGTACAGATATGTTCTTGATTTGGTTTGCAAGCACTAATACTGTTCGAGTTAGAAATGTGGGAGCAAACACAACAGTAGATGGTATAGATAGCGTAACTATTGGCGGTATTACATTTAGCCGTAGCGGTTTGAGGTTGACCGTAACATCAACATCAAGTAATGCAATTACAATACTCGGTTAATTCACCAAAATAGGAACTATGTGGAAACACAAAAACATGCACCCCTCCGGGGGTGTTTTTCATTACTTAGGAGGATACCAGTGGATAACACCTGGATGACCGCGCTCGGCGCGGTTCTTTCATTTATCGAATTTTTAATCATTTTGTTCGTCAGCAGAAAGAACAAGACGAAGGAGCTCGAAGAAAAGGTCGACAGAATCGACGCAAAACAAGACGAGCACGCGGCAATTTTAGCGCGCACCCATATCCTTCGCTTTGCTGACGAACTCAGGAACGGCATGCATCATTCGAATGAATACTTCCGGCAACAGCTGGAAGATTGCGACACTTATGCCCGTTATTGTGAGAACCACCCGGACTTCAAAAACTCGTACACAGTCCTGGCGGACAAGTATATCAAAGAAACCTACGAAAGACTAACAAAGGAGGGCAAACTATGAACAACAAGATTTATGACGTTTTGAAGTGGATCGCGCTTGTGGTCCTTCCGGCGCTTACAGCTTTATGGCTGACACTGGCGAACATTTGGGGCTTCCCTTATGCGGAAGCGATCGGCGCAACGATGGCCGCGATCACGACCTTCCTCGGCGCCATCCTCGGCGTCAGTTCGGTCCAGTACGCGAAGAAGATCGGAGGCGATAAAAATGACTAAACGCGAAGAGTTTGCGGCAAAGGCACGCAGCTGGATAGGAACAAAGAAAGGATCCGCAGCGCATAGCCAGATCGTAGCCGACTACAACAAGGCGTGCGACAAAGGCCGAAGAGGGTCAACGAGTTCGCTTTGGTGTGCGATGTTTGTCGGCGCGGTTGCTCAGGAGACCGGCAACGTCCTGAAGGACGGCATCGGCGTCCCGGTCGACTATTCGTGCGGCAAAGGTCCCCATTCGCTTATTGAAAAGGCGAAGGCGGCGGGCATCTGGGTCGAGAATGATGCCTACAATCCTATTATCGGCGACATTGTCATTTATGACTGGGACGACAACGGAAAAGGGGACGACACGAGCGGACACGATCACACGGGCATCGTCACGATCGGAACGACCGGAGGCTCGTCTTCGTTCACCGTCACAGAAGGCAACCGCAAGGACCAGGTGCTCGACCGTTCGATGCAAGTCAACGGAAGATACATCCGCGGCTTCATAACGCCGAGATTTGTCGACGAGATCGAGCCCCCGAAACCACAGCCCGAACCTCAGCCTCAGCCGGCACCAGCACCGGAGCCGGTAAAGAATAATTACAAGGTAAAGACAAACGGATCCCCGCTTGCCCTTAGAGCTGCGCCAAATGCCAAAAGCGCATGCCTTGCCTGGATGCCTAACAGCAAGCCTGGCAAGCCGACCCTCGTGACCGTAACAGGAACCAGCGGAAGCTGGAGCCGTACGACTTACAAGGGCCTGAACGGATGGGCGTTCTCAAAATGGCTCGCAAAAGTTTAAAGGAACGCGCCGCGACCCTTGTTTTCCTCAGTTTTCCCATAACACGGCGCGGACTTACTCCCAGGACCTCAGCTTCGGCTGGGGTCCTTTTTTATTGCTATAATGTAACCAACAGACCCGCCCGGAGCTTCACAGCATCGGGGGACACGCCTCGGCATCGTCGGGGCGTTTTTTATTTGTTTAAGCGTTTGGCTTTTGTTTGACTTTTTGTTTGACTTTTGTGTTTTTCACGAAGGACAACCGCAAGGGCTCAAAATCGAAAACGTTGAAAAACGGGCATTTTTCGGACAGTTTAGTCTACGGGTGGACTTATGGCAATGGGTTCGACTCCCATCATCTCCACCAAAATAAACCCCGTAGGCTCAAGGCTTGCGGGGCTTTTATTGTTTTTGTATGTTTGGCTTTTTGTTTGACTTTTCAATTCTCGGAGGCTTTGAGACGCTCGAAGGTCAAGTTGATAACGTTCGCAGCCTTTTCCAGTTCGCCGTCGACGGTGTGCTTATATGTGCCAAATGTATCCATGCTATCAGAATGGCCGACCAGCTCCTTGATCGTACCCTCGGCCAAATGCGTCTGCGAGCTGACGATCGACACGAAGGTGTGCCGGAGTGAATAAGGCGAGCCGGGAAGATCACGCAGCGCCTTCAGATCATTCCACTGATGCCGCGCCGTGTTTGGAATAGGTCGACCTCCGGCACCATTACAGAAGACCCACGGCCCCTTGAAGCCGGCGGCAAGGTTGCGGTCGATCGTTTCCTGGATAATGTCGCGGGCCAAAGATGGGAGCGGGATGACGCGCTGCGCGTTCTTGTTTTTTCCCGGCGTTATCTCGCCTTTATTATTCACAGCCCTCGCGATAGTCAGAACCCCGCCTTTGATGTCGCCCTTCTGGATGCCGTACGCTTCACCGGGACGGAGCCCACAGAGCAACATGACCAGGAAGGCGGGATGGTACCAGAAGTCGGAAGGTTCGAAGAGCCTCCGAATGTCTTCCGGCTGAAGAATCTGGCGCTCGCCCTTTTTGTGACCCTGGGGGATATACAGATCACCGCGCCACGCTTCGCAGAAGTAATTCCTATATGCAAATTTATGCAAACCAACGATAACAGCACGCAAGTGCGCCAACGTTTTGTGGCTTAGGCTTTTAATGCGCCCGTTTTGCGGCCTGGCTTCGTTCAGGACGGCTTGCCAGTCCCTTAACGTCAATCTATCCATTCGACACGCTCCGAGCGCTGGGAGGATATACAGGCGGCTGTATGACTCGGCTTCCCGGTAACTGTCACGACGGCCGAGCCTTGCTTCGATGTCTTCAAGGTATAAGGCGACACACTTCAAGACCGTGACATTCTTCGAGCCTCCGAACTCGACCCAGTCGTCATACTTGTCGAGGACTTCGCGCTTGCCGGCCATGCCGGGCGTGGAAGAATAGAAAACTTTTTTGATGCCGTTCTTTTGTCCCTGAATTATCCACAGCCTCCGAGATTTATTCCATTTAGGTGTTGCCATTGCCGTCATCCTCCTGAGAATCGAGAAGCGCCTGATAATATGCAAAGAGGCGTACCTTGTTTCCTTCGTTCAGTTTATCAAGGTCCACGTGAATGATCGGCTTGCCTTCCGGGGTCAGATCATACCCGAGCAGCCATGCCGGACTGACATCGAGAGCAGCTGCGAGCTTACCGATGGCCAATGATCGCGGAATTGTTTCGCCTGAGAGGTACCGGGACAAGGATGACTTATTCATCCCAGCCTTGACAGCAAGTTCGGCCGCCGTCAATCCGCGCATCGTCATTCCTTCGTTTATCCTGTCTTTGATTTTATACATTACACACATGTCACATTCCTCCGACCTCATTATATTGCACTTATGTTACAAATTGCAAATTTAGCAATTTTGGGGGTTGCTTTTATGGCAACAGTTTTGTAAATTGAAGTCAGAAGTTGCGAAAAGAGCAACAAGAAAGGAGGACCACATGGAAGAACTGAAGAAGAAGATTGACAGCACGTTTGCGACGCGCGCAGAGTTTGCCGCGGCCATCGGAATAAGCCCTTCACGCTTGTCGAGGATGCTCCAGAGCGGTAACTGGAAGGCGGACATGATTGAAGCGGCGATCAAGGTGCTGAAAATTCAACCGCAAGACATTCCTGTTTATTTTTTTGCTTCCGGTGTTGCTAATACAGCAACCCGAGAAACATGAAGACGACCAGGGCGGGCTTCGTAAAATTCCCGGCACTGTATGAAGCCTTTAAGAATTCCCGGGAGATCGCGGACGTCATCAACAGGAGCCCGAGCTACGTGAAGAAAGCACTGAGCACGGACTTCACAGATCGAGAAAAGGCAATGCTCAACCGTTACGCCAGGAAGGAGCTGTTCGCATGAGGAAGAAGGTGGCACGCTTAGTGCTTTGCATAGCCGCATTTATGGTCGGCTTTTATGGTTCGAGCTTCGTGACACAATCGGAGGCTGAGAAGGTCAACAGCTTCAGGCTCCCGAAGATCACCGTGACATACACGCCGCCGGATCCGACCTTCGCATTTGAGTGCAAGGCAAACAGGACCATCGCGAAGGCGAAGATCGACAGCGCGCTCGCACTTATGGCCAAGATCGACGAACTGGAGCCGGAAACAATAACGCTCGAATATGTCGGAAAGTTTTATTTGACCATGTACGCGGCCACAGCGGAGCAGTGCGGGAACGACCTCGGCATCACCGCCAGCGGCCGCAAGGTGACAGATGACCCGACATGCCACACGGTTGCGGTCGATCCTGCGGTCATCCCGCTCGGGACGTATCTGATTATCGAGGGTTATCCGGGCATTGTCTTCAGAGCCGACGATACCGGTAGCGCTATCTCCGGATACGACATCGATATTTTCACCACGTCAGAGAGCGAGAGCAAGACATTCAACAATGTTTCAGGCGCGAAAGTCTGGATTATCAAAAACTGAGGAAGGAGAAGCAAATGGATAAGAGCATCAACACGGCATTCATCTATCTGGTCAAGGCACTGAAGTACACACGCGACCACAACGTCAAAGCGATCCACGCTTGTGTGAATACCGACAAGGACGGGTACCAGAAGGAAGTGGCCGAGATCGAGTACGAGGACGGCCACACGTTATATGCCGACATCGGATGCGATGCCAACACGACGGCCATGTATGACGTCCTCGCGGTCCTTTGCGGACTGAAGAAATCGAGCAGCAACATTCACGACGTCAAAAGAATCGCAGAAGGAGGTCAATTTAATGGAATTCTATGAAGCAATCATCTACATCGTCGGCGTGGGCCTTCTGGGCATCCTCGTCGGCATCATCATCGGGGTCATCCTGGCAGCAGAACAGATCCTCAGACTTCGGGACGATAACGAGAAGCTGAAGAAGGCGCTGGGGATGGCTCAGGAATATGCCAGGAACAAGCCGGAGATCATCAACATCATGACACCGGCGGAAGGCAAGAACATCCCGACATTCGGAGACTAAAAACGGAGGAAGAATATGGCACGCAATTACTCAAAAGCGACTTACACGATCGCCGAGATCGCCGAGATCGTCCACGACAAATGCCCCGGACGTTATAAGAACGAGAAGATCGCCGGGCGCGAGGTTTGTCGAATCATGAAGGAAATGGGAATCGATGACATCAACGGCAAGAAGCGCTTCAAACAGATCGCAGCGACCGACGCCGTGAAGATCATCCGCTACATGCTCGACGAAATGAACCGAAAACAGAAAAGACGGGCACAACAGGTCAGCCTTTTCGATGACGGAATAGTCGACTGGCTCGACCCATACACAGAAGACATCCAGGAAGGCCCTGAGATCGTCGAGACGGAGCGCGCGGCATCCGTCGAAGAAATTGACCCGCGTGATTTATTCGAAGCGATCACGGAGCTCCTGAACGCGCTCCACAGGGTCGCAGAACTTATAGGCTACAAAGGAAGGACGTGACAACATGGCAATAAGAAGAAAAAAGAGCATTGTATACTTGAAGCGCTCACAGCTGGAGCAGCATCCGGACAACCCGAGGAAGGACCTGGGCGACCTTGAAGAGCTCCGGGAATCTATCCGCGAGAACGGCATCATGCAGAACCTGACCGTCATCCCGACGGATGACAGCTTCGAGCACTTCCGCATATTGATAGGACACAGGCGCTTCGCAGCCTCCGAAGGCATCATCGACGAACTTCCATGCGTGATAGTGGAAGGACTGACCGACAAGGAACAGCTGGGCATCATGCTTTGCGAGAATATGCAGCGCTCAGACCTGACCTTTATCGAACAGGCTCACGGCTTCCAGCTCATGCTCGACCTGGGCGACACGGTGGAAGAGATCGCAAACAAGACCGGCTTCTCGGAGGCTACCGTCAAGCACCGCCTCAAGATCAACGAGATCGACCGCGAGGCTTTAGACGAAACCCAGAAGTATTTCCAGCTGACCATCGGCGACTTCGTGGAACTGGAAAAGGTCAAGGACATCGAAATGCGCAACGAGATACTTCGAGACGCATCGAACTCGGCCGAGATCAAGGACGGCGTTCAGCAATATCTCGAAAAACTCGAAGAGGAAAAGAACATCGCGCAGCTGACCAAACTGTTCACGGAGCTCGGCTGGAAAGAATCGAAGGAATACTTCCACTATTACGGCGGCAAATGGGAACAGGTCGGCGAGGGCAACGAGTTCGAAATTCTCAAATATGACAATGAAATGGCAAAGAAGATCCGCGCCATCGCTAAGAAGGAACAGGGCGACATTTATTTCAGATTTAGCTGGAGATATGTCGAAATAGCCAGGAAGATCACGAAGGAAGAAAAGAAGGCGAAGAAGAAGACAAAAGCCGAGCTGCGCCAGGAACAGATCGACCAGAAGGGCAAACAGCTCGAAATTGCTCGCCGTGACCTTTGCGATGCTTACCTTGTTTTTATCAAGGAGATACAGGACGAGAAGATCAGGAAGCTGAACGCATCCGAACAGCTGGCACTTGCGGAGCGCCTTTGGAACATTCTGGAGACGTGCAACGGCTCAGTGACAACCTTCAAATATATGGCGAAGTCTCAATATAAGACGAAGGAAGAACTCGAAGGCATGGAAGAAACCTACAAGGGCGCCGGCTACATTCGGAGGCTCATGCTTCAAGTCTGGGCAACGCTCGCTACATCCTACCAGAACAAATTCGTCAATTATTCGCATGAGAAGAAGCACGAGGTCATCGACGCGCATGCGGACTTTTATGACATCCTTCACATCTTCGGCATGAAACTGGACCACAATTTGAAGGAAGTCATCGATGAAACCTCCGAGCTTTACCTGATCGACGGGAAGGAGGTTAAAGAATGAGCGAACAGCGTTATTACTGGCTGAAGCTAAAGCGTGATTTTTTCAAGCGCCACGACATCCGCGTGGTCGAGGAAATGCCGAACGGGAAGGACTACATTTTGTTTTATATGAAGCTCCTGGTCGAATCTATCGACCACGAGGGCGCGCTCAGGTTTTCCGAGACTATCCCATACAATTCGCAGATGCTTTCGATCGTCACCAACACGAACCCGGACGTCGTCGAGAAGGCCATCCAGATATTTAAAGAGCTGAAGATGATCGAAGTGCTCGATGACGGCACCATCTACATGGCCGAGGTCGCCAGGATGATCGACAGCGCGTCCGACACTCCCGCAGCTCGAAAAATGAGGCGATTTAGGGAACGCAAAAAAGCCGAAGAACAACGCCTCATTACTGGCAAGGTAACAAATTGTTACGGGGGCGGTAACGAATCGTTACGAGATATAGATATAGATATAGAGAAAGAGAAAGAGATAGATGATGTAAAGAAAAACATAAAAGAAAGTCAGCCCGCTGACGATGTCAGCAAAAAGGAATTAGAGGACTTTATTCGGGAAAGAGGGGGAATCGTATGATGAAGCGCATGATTTTAATTTTTGAGAACGGGCTCCCGAGAGCTACCAGCCAACAGAAGGGCGAGACCATCAGAAGAAGAGCAGACGGCCGCCGCTACGTTCAGCACTATCGCAAGCCAAAGGTTCAGGCGCTCAGGACGATGCTCGGCTATCAGCTGAAGCGCTACGCTCCGGCGAAGCCCTCGGAGGCTCCCATCCGCCTGATCGTCTTCGTCGGCTTTGATGTCAAAGACAAAAAGCTATGGGGCAAGTACAAGACAACCCGCCCGGATGGCGACAACTACATCAAGGAACTGAAGGATGTCATGACCGCGCTCCGCTTCTGGAAGGATGACGCTCAGGTCGTAGACGAGCGCATCGTTCGCACTTATTCAGAAAAGGGATCCATCACAATCCAGCTGGAAGAACTGAAGGAACCGGTCGCGATAGCAACGGAAGGAGAAGAACCATGACGGACGAGGCTTATGCAGCAAAGCAATGGCTCAGGCGCATCCACTACCTTGCTTTACGTGTCGAAGCCTCCGAGCGGACCCTTGAAGTCTTACAGAATCGCATCGACGGCGGCGTGGCCAAATATGAGAACGACGGCGCAACCGTTGACCGCGATCAGGCAAGGAAGAAGCACGAAGACCAGATGCTCGACTACGTTGAACAGTCTGAAAAGCTCAGCAAGGAACGGCACAAACTGAACAGGGAGATCGTGAAGACCCAGAAGGTCATCAAGAAGATCGGCGACCCGGAACTTGAAGCAATAGCAACGAACCGCTATATCTTCCGACTGAACTGGAGCGACGTCGTCAAAATCTCACACTTCAGCCGCGCCCAGGTTTTCCGCTACCACCTGAAGATGCTCGACAAGGTTGCGGCAATACTCAACAACGAAAAGGAGAAGAAAAATGAACAGTAAACTCGTAGAAGCATTAATGCAATTAGGTGGACAGATCGGAAGACTTTGTGGCCTTCTGGCAAATCATGGAATTATTACTGAAGAGGAAGGCTTCTGGGTAATCAACGGCGACGACGATGACCAGGCGAACGCTCCGGAGGCAAAAGACAAGGAGGTCAATAATGGGAAAGACAGTTGACGAACACTTTGCGGAATTCAAAGCCGCAGCGCAGCACATCCGGAGCTATTGCACCGGGCGCTCAGTAAAGACATGCGAGAGCGGCCGCTGTAAATTTTCGGCGCCTTCGGGTGGGTGCAAATTTAACAAGATGGGGATGGGCTTCCCATTTGACTGGAACCAGAAGGAGGCAAATAAATGAGTGGCGGAAGTTTTGATTATATGTATTCGAAAATATTCGGCAAGTACAAGGGAGAACTACACGATCAGGAACTCGAAGAAATGTTCGAAGACTTTTGTGGACTACTCAAGGAGCTCGAATGGTGGCAGTCTGGTGACACGTCGGAGGACCAGTATAGAGCGACTGTACATGATTTTAAGCTGAAATGGATAGAGGGAGGCAAACACGCATGTTATCCCGTGCGCATAACCTCGCCCGGACCATTCCCACAGGAAAGCACCGCATACTTCGACCCAACAAGGCGCTTGTTATTTACGGCATTTATGACGGATGACCTCGCGAATAACCTCGGCATCAAGTGGTGGAAGGAGTGAGCAAAATGAACGAAATGAGCAAAAACCAGACCATTAAATTATTGCACCAGTGGACTGGCCGACCGTTCAGCTGGTGCCGTCGGAGGCTCAAGGCTTCGCACTGGAACCTTTACGGCGCTTTGATGCCGAACTTTGACGCCGCTTGTGATGCTTTGAATCAGTTAGGCGCTGGCATTAACCGGTTCGCTTCAGCCGTAGCGGATGCGATCAACGCGGTCGACTGGGCAGCGGTTGCAGAAGCTGCGAAGAAAGCAAAGAAGGATGGACTGATATGAACAACAACGACGACCCCTGGATGAAAATCACCAGGAAAATAGATCCGCAAGTCTTCAGACGTATCGACCCGATGGCCGGCTACGAATCACCGGTCACCATGAGAATTCAACAGATAGCGCAAGAGATCACAGAAAGAAGAGAAAACGAAATTTTATGTAATTTCGAAGAAGCGCTCGGCTTCGACATTGACCGCAACGAGCTGGTCAAGGCACTGAACTACGACCGCGATCAGTACAAACAAGGCTTCAAAGCCGGGTACAGCGCAGCGAAAGACTGGAGCGAATGGGTTGTTGATGACTTTACCGGAATAATCGATTGCAAGAAATGCCATACAGCTGCGCCTATTGATATAACGAGCGGCGAACAGTACAGAAGCTCATTTTGTCCCGGCTGCGGCCTGGCAATGATGGAAGAAGATGCGAAGGAGGAAGCATAGCATGAAATACTCAATTATGTTTAAAAATGGCAACACTTTGACTTTTAAAAGTGATACAGACATCGACATGGATCAAGTCTTTGCGTCCGCTTTTCAGATCGACAAAGAAGGCGGGCTGACAGCCCACTATATTAAACCGCTGAAAATAACCGAAACGGATGGCAGTATTTTAGTGGTGAACACGAACGAACTCCTGTTTTTAGAAAAATGCGCGGAAGTTGTCGGTCATTGGAAGGAACACTACTATCCACACTTTGACGTGCCGGGAATTGAGTGCTCGATTTGTGGCGCCGTTGTCGAATCATGGGCCAGCTACATGCCGAAGCCCGACACTTGCCCGAATTGTCACAGCAAGATGGAGGTGGAAAAATGAACAACGAGAAGCGCCTGATAGATGCGAATGGACTACTCAGGACATTCAACTCGATTAAATACATCGTACCGACGACCATTTCAAAAATTCAGAACGCCGAAATCGACAGATGCGCGAGCTTCGTGGAAACCGCTCCGACCGAAAAGGTCGACAACTATGCGCGCGGCTACCAGGACGGCATCAGGACCGTGCTCGGGGAGCGGCGAGGATGGATCCCGATCACTTACAGGCATATGAATGAAGAAGAACTCCGGGATGCTTGTCAGTTTTACGGTGTAGAACATCCGACCGATTTGAACGAAGACGAGAAGATCGCGTTCGATTGTTCTATGCCAGACGACGGGCAAAGGGTTCTAATTTCAACGCAGTGGGGCGTGTTTGCTGACACGTCTGAAATCACAGTGGAAGACGGGCTCTATTGTCGCAGCCTCGAAGAACGTGGAGACTGGGAAGGCGTGACGGCATGGATGCCGGCGCCGGAACAGTACGACCCGAAAGGAGGCAAAGCATGAACCACAAACCAAAACAGACACCTTCTTCATTTATCGCGGGGCTATGGTTCGCGGATTATGTCAAAGCAAAAGTCATTGATGCCGGCCAGTCCGAGAAGCTGGCCAAAGCGATCGGCATGGAGCGCAAACAGATATACAAATATGCCAGCGGTGAAGCATCGCCGAAGCTGGAAGTGGTCGCAAATATCCTGGCATATTTCGAGGACTTCGACAAAGTCCGCGAAGCCATCGGAGGCATGGACTTACTGAAGGAAGGCGGTGCGAAATGAGTAAAATATCATTAGGTTGGCTATATACAGGCGATTTATTCAAGTTTGAGAATAGAGTATATCGTGTAGGTCATTGTATCTCTAATGCAAATGGCTATGTTGCTTGCGTTGATATTCATACACACAAGGTTACGAGATTTTCTATTGATTTGGAAGTGGAAAAATTGAGAAAAGGCGGTGCGGAATGATCGAGCAGCTGAATAATTGCCCGAATTGTGGCGGAAGATTAAACGAAGCCGGCCGCTGCGTTTTTTGCGGCTCGAAAGTATATGACTTTGATGTTGTTAACTTTTCAGGAAGAAACCGAGGCGGACCTTCGGCGCCGTTGTATATCAGGATACAGACTGATATGGGTACTTTACTTGCTCCAGTCAGATCAATAAGCGCCGAACTGACTATGTCCCTGGACTGCGCACCCACGCTCGACTTGCATTGTCTGGTGGTTGGCGACGCCGTACTAATTGAAAATGATGAACAAGGAGGAAGCGAAACATGAAGGTATACGAGTGCGACCACTGCGGGAAGATATTAACACCGGCAGAAAGGAATCAGACCTTCACGATTAAGATCAAGAAGACAGGCATGCCGGAGCGGTACCGTAGTGCCGCGAAGTACCACGTGTGCGATCAGTGCCTCGAGACCATCGCGGACTTTCTGGGGGCGGAATTTACTTATTGAACGAGGTGTGGCCGTGAAAGAACTCGACATCAAAACAATACGGGAGCAGATCACAAGGCTTGACATGATGCTCAGACCTTGCGCGCTGTTAATGAACCCTTCAAGAGCTCAAGAAATTAGAGAGGCAATCCCAGACATTGAAGAAAAAGTTCTTCTTGTCCCCTCCGAAATGGTACCGGATGATACATTCTATTTGATAGACAGGAAGGAAATCACACAGCCTTATTTGAGTGGATGGGAAAATCTCCCGAGCACAAAAAATGAGACCCCATGAGACTAATTTTTATGATATATGTGAAGAGTGAAAGCACGGAGACGTGTTGCCACATTCTTCCAAAAGCTCGGGCAAGCCACTCGCCCGGGCTTTTTTATTGGAAGAACGGGAGGAACGCATGAGCAAAAGATCGAGCCGATGGCCGTACATCCGGAAGATGGCATGGGACCGTGACAGGAAGAACCGCGCACCGTGTCATATTTGCGGGGAGCGAATCGACTATTCGCTGAAGCCGTCCAGCGCTCCGCTTGCATGGGAACCCGACCACCTGGTCCCATTCAGCAAGGCGCCGGAGCTGGAGCTTGACCTTGCGAACATAGCAGCAAGCCACGCCAGATGCAACCGGCAACGGGGATCCGGAGCTCAGGACATGGCCGTCGGACAACGGTCACGCATCTGGTAGGAAGGGAGGGGCCTCCGAATCTTTGAACCTTCATCCGTTCGAGAC